CAATCATAGATATAGAGCGTGGGAAGATTCAAAATTACTTGATTGGAAAACAGATATTGTTCTCAATACAGTAATAAATAGATTCGCATACACCAGGGATGTAAGTCCCCAAGCTACTACATATAGACAGGTATACCACTTTACTCAAAGTGATACTTTAAGTATGTTAAAAAGCTTAGGTTGGTCTAGTAGAGAGGCATATTTATGGTGGGGCGTAGCTTCATATTGTATGTCTACTCGTAAAGACTTGCCAGATGGTACCTTAAACGATTCATACGACGCTACACGGAAATGGATTGACTTCATTGATGTGACAGAACGATGGATTGCCCATAAAGTTGGAACAGGTGATATGTTTCGAGTTTCTGCCCTAATGGATGGAGCATTGACTAGAAACTTTGACGAACAAAACCCACATAACAGAAGGAGTCATAATAGTATCTTTCGTAGTGGGGAATATTCTTGGGTCAAACAAGCATCTCAAAATAATAGGGATGCCTTAAGACATTTAACAAGAATAGACTCAGACGGTTACGGTGTCTCTATTAATGTAATACTTAAAGCCAAGAAATACTTTAGACGAAACAAATATATGTTGATTCGTAGAGAGGCAGACCTTGAACAAGTATGCTTTAGATTGGGACAAGACTGGTATCGCAACTGGGATAACGGAGAACATTATAGATATAATCTATGGTTAGCTTATTATCAAAGGTTAATTCGTTATTTCAGGAGTACTCAAAAAGGTAAAGAAGTGGAATCTCAATATCATCCAGTAAACGGTTTTATGACGAGCTGGGAACAGATGACAATCTTTACGAGGCATAATAAAACAGATTCAGACTATAATTTAATGTATGGTCCTTTCGACACTTATTATGCAAACATAGGGCTTCATATACTAGCAATAATAGATATGGTAACTTTAAACACTCACTTGGTAATTAATTCAAATGAACAAGATGATTTGTATAACAAGTTAAAACATATGATTTGTGCAGATGTATTTGAAGGAGTTCAGAATCAACTAAGAATGAAAATAAGAGGTATCGTCGATGAGCGAGACAAATCAAGCCGCCGGGCTTACGGTCCACGTATTAAATCCAATAGTGGAGAAAATCAACTATCTATTGAGACGTTTTGACAATGTAGAATGGTCAGGACCAGCTTGGTATAGAGTTGATAAAGCAACTGATAGAGGTTTTCCTATCAAAGTAACACTAGTACACTTTATAGCTATTGACTTAGGAGAAGCCGCTTCGACTGAGGTAGATGGAGAAAAGTTAGGCAAGTTGTTACCTAATGTCTATAAAGAACAATCTGATTTAAAAGACTGTTATCTGGGATTGATACATAGTCATCACGGATTAGGTGCGTTCTTTAGTGGTACAGATGAAACAGCTTTATTAGAACAAGCACCAACAGAAGGATTATTCTTTTCAACTGTTGTAGCACATTCTAAAAAGAAGTTTGTAACAGCCGTATCATATCAAGACCAATTTGGTTACCCTAATTACATAGAGGGTGAAGTTAAGACCAAATTTAAGCATAAATCAGAGAAAGCTTGGCGTGATGAAGCACAAGCGATTGAAGATGAAGCTAAAGCCGCTAAAAGCACAACTACCTACAATGGATATGGTAATTTTGGCTATAATTACGGTGGATATGGATATGGTAGACAGTATGGAATGTTCCCAGAGACACAAAAAGCGGAGCAAAAACCAAAAACAGTTACCAAAATGCTCAAAGGAGCAACCCTTGAAGAAATACCCAGCAATGATGACAAAATAGTGGACGAAATCGCTGAGCTATACAACAAATTCGAATCTAATGAAATAACAGAAGCTGAATTTGTAGAAAAAGCTCGTGAAATCGCACCAGATATGGAACCATATTGGTGGGTGGACCAACAAGGTCGAATTTAGTCAACCCGGAAACTGGGGAGCAGGTCAGTTAAGCATATGCGAATCAACTCCGTAAGCGAGCCTGCCCCCAGAATCCTTAAATAAAAAGGTAAGCACAATGGAAATGCAACCAAAAACAGACAGTTTATCAAATAGGTTCTTAAGGAACAAAGAGTTGATAAACCAAGACTCTTTAAATTCAGTATGTATCATAGGTGCTGGGGGAATAGGGTCATTTATAGTACAGAGTTTAACTATGATGGGATGGAAGGAATTAATCATATGGGATGCGGATATAATGGAGAATCATAACGTCAGTTCTACTGCATATCCGTTATCCCTTATTGGAAGGAAGAAGACTGAGGCGGCGTCAGTTTTACATAGTCTCTATGCAGATAGCACTCAAAGTATGACTTTATATGATAGGCACTATACTCCTTCAGATGAGGCACATCCAAGAACAATAATTTGCACTGATAATATGGAATCAAGAAGAATGGCTTTTGAAGAATGGTATAGATTACCTCATAAAGAGTGGTTCGTTGATGCCCGTATGGGTGCAACTACAGTTGAGTTAGTTACTGAATCGAACAGAGTGCCTGATGCTTCTGTTCTTTATGAAACTAACTATATTAGTAAGAGATGGCAACCAACGCATACTGTTCCAGAAGCTCCGTGTTCTATGAAGCATTCTGTGTTCGCTACGCAACATATAGCGTCATTAGTTACCTCACAAGTGTATAATCTTGTTGGAGGTCTCGCATATTATGACTATATTTGGACCAGCTTGAGTCCTAATTCAGTACAATTAGGAACACTAATAAGACCAATAATCATTAACTCGCAGGAGGAAGAATGATAGAAGTACGTAAGGTTACTACAGACTGGCATAAAGGATTGCCATCTGGATTAACTTGGTTCTTTATAGGTCAACCCAAAACTGGGAAGACCACAGCTTGTGCAGAGTGGAGTGAAAAAGGAAGCGAAGGTGTCTTAATACTAGATACCGATTTAGGAGCTGAATTTGTTGATAAGGCAAATGTAGTTACTATTGCTTCCTTAAATGATCCAACAAGACCTGTTATGAAAGACGGAAAACAGGTTACTATTTCAGGCAATCCGCAAGCAGAGGTTATTCCACCAGAAGAGCGTGGATTTGTGTATCGTTCAGGAGAAGCTAGGGGCAAACCAATGCCTGTATATTCTCTGATAGAAGCATATCAATGGCTCGACAAAGAGTGGGATAACCTTCCTTATGATACAATAGTAATTGATACACTCGGTCAAGTGAACGAATGGGTTGAAGAAATTGTATTAAAGGAACTTGGAATCACAGCAATGGGTGAAGGTCAATGGGGAGCCGACTGGGGTAAAGCCAGACGGAAGAACGTAGACATCATCAAGCGATTCCAAAACCTTATCAAAATGAAGGCTGGTAACTTAGTGCTAGTATCACATTCGAAGACGACAGTTGTTACAGACGGAAAAGCACAGTTATCACCTGAATTACCTCGAGGCTTAGGCTATTCTCTAGCCGCTAAAGCTGATGTTATTGGATACTCAACAGCCTTAAAGGATGATGGTAGCTATAATGTTTCATTCGAAGCATATGACGAAAGAGTTGTAGGTTCACGCTTACGTCCTCTTTCACAGAAGGTGTTACCATTTGACTACAAGGCTATTGTATCTGAAATCCTAAACTATAAGGAGAAAGACGAATGAGTAATACTCCATTCAGACCGGACGATTTAGATACTGCCAGTGATGGTGGTTCTAAATTCTTAGGATTCGTTCCTGTAGGCATAGTGGACTATGAGGATAAAACTGACCAATTTGATTGGGCAGACCTTTATTTAGTAGTCACTCTAAAAATCGAAGGTTCACAATATCCGAACGAGATGAAGATATTGGGTTCCTATGATAGAGAGCCAAATGGGAACATCAAAACCTGTTCACTTTTAAAGAAAGTATATCGTTTATTCGATGTGTTAGGCTTTAAAGGAGGTCCAGACGTCCAAGGAAAGATGGTAGACGAGGATGGTACACCTATAGATAATATAGCTACCTTCCTTAACCAGAACTTCTTGGGTGACTCGCCGTTAGAACCGGATACTAAGTACTATGCGTATGTTTACAAAGAACAGGGTAAGAAGGACCCTAGTAAAGTATACACTACTACTTATCCCCGGTTAACTTTGAATAATGAAAAAGGTAGAGCTGAATTAGAAAGCTTTATTGATTTCCTTAAATCAAAGAACCTCATCAAAGAGGCACCGGCAGGTATGACAAATAACTCAACACCATCTAACGGTATGCCCGTAGGTGGAACTAGGACCCAGTTCTAGGTGAGTCGATTTGTTGAAATGGCTATAGGTTCCCCTTCTAGGAGGGGGACCTTAGTCCCATATGATGAAATGTGGGACATAGTTTGGGAAAATGGCAGTAATCAAGCTATTTACCGCAGTGTATATGTCTATGATGAAGAAGCAGTAGACTTTATCAGGAAGAACAGAACAATAAAGGCATTCTTAGGAATGAGATATATTGACGAAGTTCCTATTGATATAGACAGAGGACAGAATACAGACGAATATACACATCAACAGGCTCAACTTATTCTTCAACACATAGAAGAAGAATACAGTCTGAAAGATGGTAACTATCAATGCTACTTCAGTGGCACTGGTTATCATATAGTTTTGAGTGCCGACAACTTTGGTTTTAAGGAAAGTTCAGAGCTT